CTTGCCGTGTGCTGGATAAGCAATCACCTGTACATCTTTCGACCAACACCTGCGGCAGTCGCCACACTTGCCCGACCTGTCATAAGCATCGCACACCTCAGTGTTGCTGTCAACAGCGTGACTGGTATCTGGTATTATTACCGAACTAGTCGCACCTGCTATAGTTTCTCCTATTACACTATCGCTTGACAGTCTCACGACCACGTTCGGTAGTGCTTCCATCTGAGCTATCACCGCTTGAAACTTCTCAAACTTGTGCTGTCTTGTAGGCAACCAATGCTTACACCACGGAGTCCTTTGCATGACCTCTAGCATCTTAAAGGCTAGTCCTAGTGAGTACATGTCACCGCTGTCGAACCACCTAAAATAACGGTCGTTGTCTAGTGCTGTTATCATGTCAGATACCCACTCATCACGCTTCCAGTCCTGCTTGTTAAATATCCGTACTGCCGCCACGTTCGGGAATCTATAGTTTCCTCCCCTAGCGTAGCAACCTTTGCAAGCATCAACCTCGTTGCCTTCGTTGTCCATAGCGCCTGCACAAGTGTTGAATGCTTCTAGCGACCATGATTGACAGGGCATCTTGCTTGCTTTGGATAGTCCAAGCGTACCACGATGTTTAAGTTTATCGATTGCCGCCTCCAGTTTGGGCGACTGTACCATAATAAGTACCTCACTAAGTTTATAGAAAATTGATTAATACGTGATCACTTGTACAGTGTAGCATAAGTGATCACTTATCAGCCAACTTTAAGAGCGTATCCAAGTCCCTCCAGTATATACGATACCTTCCGATTTGCAAGGTTTATGTTCAATTACCTTCACACGTTCTTTGCTAATGTTGAACGGTTCGCAGTCCTCTAAGTTTGCCATGCCTGAATTATACAATTCTATTTGTGCTTTGTCAAACTGGAAGCAATCCCCGTGATTGCGTGAGTCTTTTTGCATCCTGTTTGATGCAGCGTTTTGTCTTAGCATAATAAGTAATCCTTTGTCGTTTAAGTGAGAAGCTATTAAACCAAGTATTTATTTGAATGTAAAGTGTAAATACTTGGCATTTTATAAACCTTTTGAATTGCTGCAAAATCTTTAAAGGCTTCGCCGCAATCCATGAAACTATTAAACAGTAAATCGAAACAAATGTAAAGTGTAAATAATTGGCATATTATAGAAAAAAATAAATAAATAATTGCTTATATAGAAGCAAGACTTGAAGGTCAAAAAGTATACAAAAAAGAGATTAGCCGCAATTAGATAGCAGAGTACAGGTGAGCTATAAGATTCAGTAGGAGGCCATTGGTGAGCTCATAGAAGGGTTGATCAATAAGTATACAAAAACAGATAAGAGAGAGACAAAGAAAGCAATTAGCATGCCAACACTTAAAGCCTAACAAAGTCGTAACAAAGTGAATTCTTTATGCCAGCAATTAGCATGCCAACGTCGAAGCTTTGTGAATATTGAAGAATCTTAGGTGTAAAGTGAAAATTGGCACGATACTTGCATGGATTCGATCGAGGGGGGTAAAACGCCAGCCGCCTTAGCGATATACCACCTCGGATTTTTGTGTTAAAAATGAGACTAATCCATGTGTACACTAAAGGCTACTTCATGTACACTAGCGGGGGTTTTTCGTGACAAAAACACGACACTTTCCCTAAGATTTCTGTCAAAAGTAGGGGGTGTTTGGGAGCTATTATGGTGAAAAGAGGGGGATGATGTAGTCCATCCCCAAGACACTCTAAGACCCAGAAGACACCTAGAGAAAAGGTAGCGAGAGAGGTCACGAATCTCTAGGTGTCTAAGGGAATTTAAGGGATCACCTCCTAGTTGGATTAATAAGGGTGGCAGGTGACAGGCTCCTAAGACCACTTAAGGAATCCCACAGGCTCCTAAGATACACTCTATAGTATATCAAAGGGGGAGGGGGCAGTCCTAGTCTTAAGGGGAAGTTTAGAAGCTACCACCTACAATCAACAACTTACAACCCGTTAGGGTTGGGGCTTACTACTTGTAACTCTTCTATTTTTATGACCCATGACTGAGGGATGGCTATATAAGAGCTACCTACTTCCAACTCTTCTTCAACCACCCTCGAACGCATGACAATCACTTTTTCTTCATCACTAGAAAGTAACCAACCGACTTCTTGACAAACAGCACACTCATGGGCTAGAATGTCCTCAAGGTTTGTCCAAGTGCCGTCAGAATCTAGTGCGTCTTTCCAAGTAAGACGAACCATTGGTACATCTGTCATATCCATGTAGTACTCCTTTGAGCTTTGCTTAAGTTATACCCATTCTCAAAATCATGAAGGTCGTCCATTAACAGTTGGTCTTTACGTTCAAACATCTCTTGATCAACATCTGCTGCCATCTGTTCTATCCAATAAGCCACACCCATTGCCAGTGCATCTAATCTATCGTCGTGTGCTAAGGCTCCCCGTGTCTTCGTTATGCGGGTCATCTGGTACGTAAGCATGTACCGCTGTGCCTTCTCTGGTGGGTGGTGCTGGACACTATCAAAGTCTTGTTGAATGACCTTTGGATCAAAGATTAACCTGTGCTGGTTCATAACTGGCTCAAGTGTATCAATGATACGCAACTCTTTCTGCTTGCTGTGTCTTACTTCCTCTATAGTGACTGGATATATCTTTTTTAGTATGGGTTTAAGCAGTTCTGTGAACATACCATCACCAAAGTTACTCTCAACTAGAATAGCGTTAACCTTGTGGTCTTTAGCGTACATGGATAACTGACGTAAGGTTGTTTCGCTATAACCACCAGTAACTCCACCACAAGCGGCAACATACAAGAAACCATTAAGCATCTTAACGACAGCATAGGCTGTTTCATCCTGACCACGACCAGATGGATCTATTACCAGTACAGAACCGTCATAGTCCACGTAGTCCCCCACAGTGGCCTCTGGTGCGTAGAACTTGTCTCCACTAAGGCCAACATTAGGCAGGTCTTTAATGTCCTTGAAAACGCCATACACGAGCTTCTCAGGGGCTTTGTCCCTATCAACTGACATAACTATAAGGTCTGACAGTTTAAGAGGGTAGCGGTCTGTATCACTCATGGTGGTATCAAGCATAAACTGTAGTGCAAAGCCTGATCTACCGTAAGACAGCTCTCGTTCTAACAGGTCATCATCATCAAAACGCTTAGGATCTACTGGTTGCCCGTCTAAAGGCTCTTTAGATTCGTGCATAGCACTCCACAACAGAGGTGCTAAACGTGCTCCGTAGGCTTTCTCAGCGTATTCTACTGTAGGATAACGTGCGGGCCAGATTCTCATCTGGTATCCACGCTCTGTGAGTGTATTATAAAGACTCATTTCGCATTGTGGTGTCCCCAGATAGAGGATCTTCCCTTCTGGTTTCAATACAGCGTCAAATTCCTTAACAGCTTCGCCTAACTTCTCTCTCATCATCTGAGTCATAGAGTTATTAGGTACTTCGATGTCATCTGCAATGATAATATCAGCTCGGCTGCCTGTAAGCTGACCAGTGATACCCACGGACTTAACCGAAGGGCTACCACTAGCCAGCGCAGGTCTTACGTCAAACGCTATCTTACTCCAACGCTGCTCACTCGTCGCTATGAGGTGCTGGCATATAGGGAGTTCTAAGATTAGCCGTTGAGTAAACGTAGAGAAATCATCAGCTCTCTGTTTAGAGGCTGACACAACCATAAACTTCTTTTGTGGGTCTAAAAGTAACTGGTGTACTACGAATGCAGCAGTAATATACGACTTACCTACACCCCGAAAAGCCTCAATAATTGATCTACGAGGACAATTCTGGATAAAGTCAGCCATATCGTATTGAACTGGAGTAGGATCAGGCAGGGCTAAGTGCTTCCAAACTATATACATGAAGTTACGAAAGTCTTGTAACTGCTCTGGCATCTTATCCATTACGGCCTCTATTGCTTTTAATACCAGCTATTCTTAAATTACTAGGTGCGTTGTTACGAGGGTTGCGGTCTTTATGATCTATATCTTTACCTTTAATAGCAAGCGCACCATGTTTCTTTTTCATGTTTCTTCTAGCTTGCTTTCGAGCATCATTTCTTTTTCGTTGCTCAGGTTTCTTGTGATAAGAGTCATACTCTTTACGATAATTTCGCTCTGATGACATAGCTTATTATTTATCCTTTCTTTTGTTACGTGTTTTGTTACGTATAGTAAGGCTTTGACGTTTCTTTTTTTGCTCTGCAAAAGCTTTTAGATGCTTTTTCTCATCTGCTTTGAATTCAGCCCACGATGCTTGTGCATGTTTCTGCATTTCTTTTCTTACTTTATCCATTAATGAGCTACCTCTTCAAATGGGAGTTCTTTTAGTAAGTTAGCGAGTGGTGACTCAGCAACAATTACGTCAGTGCTTGCACCGTTATCTTTCAGGAACTTAACAGCAACCGACAACTCTGCTGACGTAGCTTCTCCTGATTTAACTCTTAATAATAACTGTTGGGTTACATTGTCGTGTAACTCAGTTAGTAAATCTTTCATATTTATCCTTTCATTACTTTCGCTATCTTCTCGCCACTTCTGCCTACAACGTAACCACCAAGGCCAAGTTGTAATAGCATCCAA